ACGGTCGGCCGCTGCTGGTAGAGGGCCGCGAAGCCGAGCGGGTCGAGCCGCATCTGGCTGTGCAGGAACTCGAGGTCGTACCGCTCGGGCCACAGCGGCGCGCCGGGCTCACGGCCCAGCGGGTCGTCGTCCTCGGCGATCGCCGGCAGCCGGATGATCTTCCACTTCTGGGCTTCGATCTCGTTGTAGTGCGGGTTCTCGGGGTCGGTGAGCCGGCCGATGACGTCGTCGGAATGCCAGCGCGTCATGGTCACGACCACGAGCCGCTTGCCCATGCGGCGGGTCATGGCGACCTTCGTGAACCAGTTCCACGCCTGGTCGCGGATCGCCTGCGAGCGCGCTTCCTCGTGGTCCTTGAACAGGTCGTCGATCAGCAGCAGGTGCGCGCCACGGCCCGTGAGCGCGCCGCCGCGGCCCACGAAGATGAGCCGGCCGCCCTTGTCGGTCTGGATGTTGTCCTTCGCGTTCCCGCCCCGGCGCAGCTTGTGCGCGGGGAAGACCTGCTTGTAGCGCGGCGAGTGCATGATGGCGCGCACGTCGGCGCCGAAGTCGGTGGCCATCGTGTCGGAGTAGGACGCCACGGCGACGTCGTGGTCCGGGTGGCGCCCGGAGTACCACGCCGTCATGCGCTTCGTCGCGAGCTCGGTCTTGCCGTGCCGCGGCGGCTCGCAGAGGATCAACTGCCGGATCTCGCCGCGCTCCACGGCCTCGAGCGCCGCGGCCTTCTGCTTGTGGAACTCTGCGGCCTCGTAGCGGGTCTTGTCGACGTCGTCGATCTCGGCCGGGTCGGGCATCGTGAACCGGGTGAACGACAGCAGGCTGTCGCGCGCCTCAAGCGCGACCTGCGCGCGGCGCAGAAGCTGGAGTTCCTTCTCGACAGCCTTCTGCTCGGCCAGGCGCGCCTTCGCCTGCTGCTCGGGCGGGTTCCAGTTGTACCGCCGGCCGGTGCGAGGATCGATGTCGGTCGGCTTGGGCATCAGGGTTTCCAGCCGCACACCTTCGCGCCGTGCTCGTTGTGCGCGAGCACCTGCGCGACGAGCGGGTCGCTCATCGTCGCCAAGTCGTCCTCCAGCGGCCGGATCGGCCGCCAGCCGTCGCAGGCCGTGCTGGGGTTGCTAGCGCACCCAGCGGCCAAGGTCGCGACGCCGATCGCCAGCATCGCGCTGCGCCACCTGGTCATCGGTCTTCTCCCTGCTGCGAAGGTTTTCGAGGGCCGCGTCGGCCTGCTTCTGCCGCTCGGCCAAGCGGCCCGAGCGCCGGGCCGCGCCCAGCGCGCCCAGCACCACGAGGATGGCTGTGGCGGCGCCGGCGAGCCAGCGGCCGATCCGGGTGGCGAGGAGCGCGATCACAGGTCGCCCTCGGCGCGGCGCCGGCGCGCGTCCCAGACGAACCAGAGCAGCGCCGCGACCGACGCAGCCCCGAGGACGCCGAGGAACAGGTGCGGGCTGATGCCGAAGCCCGCGAGGCCGTCCCAGATCGACGACACCTGGGACACGGCCTGCTGGGCACCGGCCAGCGCCACGCCCGTGCCCGCGGCGACGTTGCCGAAGGAGAGCGGCATCGCCGACGGGTCCTTGACCTGCGGCTCGGCGCGCGTGGTCTGCACGGAGCCGTCGACGGGCTCGAGGTAGAGGGCCGCTTCGGCCGCGCGACGGCGCGTGAGGCCGGCGCGGACCTTGCCGCCGGCCTTGTTCCACATGCTGAAGGCCGCCGCGGCCTCCGCGAACTTCCCCTCGTTGTGGAAGCGCAGGACCGAGGAGCGCGAGAAGTTGCCGAGGCCGACGTTGAACGCAAGGCTCGTCATCGCCGCGAACTGGTTGGGGTTCGGCGTCACGGCGCACGCCTTGGTGACGCCATAGGCGAAGTGCCCGATGTCCGCGCGCAGGAGGCGATCGGCTGCGTCCTGGCTGATCGTGAGCCCCTCGCGCGCCGTGCGCGTGTGGCCGTAGCCGATCGTCCACACGGGCGGCTTGGCAAGCTCGTCGAGGTAGGCCGTGAGGCGGCAGCCCTCGAACTCCTTGATGAGGCGGATGCCACGGTCGCTGACGGTGAGGGGCATCAGATGTCCTTTCTCCAGTAGCAGGAACCGTCGACGGCCCACCTCTTGGGCGGCTCGAACATGCGGAAGCCGCAGGAGATGAGGTTGTTCGACGAAGGCGGGTTGTCGCAGGTGTCAGACACGAGAAACGACATGCGCAGGCTGCGCGCCTTGCGCTCGCGCACGCGCACGAGCCGGCGCTGGAGGCCGATGCCGCGCCACTCGGGCATCACGGCCGCGCGCACGAGGTAGCCGGCCTTGTCGGGCCAGATTTTCGACGGCCAGAGGCCCGCGAAGCACACGGGCTCGTCATCCTCGTAGCCGACCCACCAATGGCCGTGGTCGAGCGACCTCTGCTCGATGTCGTAGCTGAAGCACGCCATGTGCATGGCGTGGATCTGCTCGGCGATCTCGATGTCGCTGCCATCGACCGGGCGGATGCGGACGATCGGCGAGGTCACGCGACGCTGCGCGACGGCAGCGTCACGTCCCCGGCATGGCTCCAGCGATGGTTCGCGTAGCCGCGGTTGAAGTAGCGGATCAGTTGCGGCGTGAAGCCGATGATCGCTCCCGTCTCCGGGTCCTGCTCGAGCGCCACGATGGCCCCGCCGACATGCGCCTCGAGCTTCTTCTTGCGCATGAAGGGCGTCTGGTCCTCGGTGCAGCCCGTCTGGAGGCACCAGACGTTGCGGATGTTGCCGGCCCATAGCTTGTGGTAGTGGCCGTAGAGCGCCACGGCCGGCTTCTCGCCGCCGTCGAGGCTCTCGATGATCTTCTGCACCGAGTAGGACAGCGCGTAGGCCGAGCCGCCGCCAGTATGGACGACGGCCAGCACGCTGCTCTTGCCCGTGTTGGCGTTCACGAGCCGCACATGGGCTTCCATGTAGCCGAGGTCGACCCAGTCGCTGCGCCCGTTCTCGCGCATGACGCGCTCGGCGTAGCGGCCGATGTTCACGCCCTCGCGCTGGCCGTACCAGCCCTCGTGGTCGTCGCCGGCGACGGCGTAGGTCGTGATGCCGGCGCGCCGCGGGTATTTCTCGGCGAGGTAGCGGACCTGCGCCTCCATGCCGTGGACGTGCAGGTCGAACTTGTTGAAGCGCGCCTCGCCGTCGATCCAGTTCCCGGCGTTGAAGACCCTGTCGACGCCGCGCTTGGCGAAGCGGTCGTAGAGGTCGTTCAGCACGTCCATGCGCTCGTACTTGGAGCCGAGGTGGTTGTCGGACGTCGCGCCGAAGAGGAAGGTGTTGTCGGGCCTCGAGACGTAGGTCGGCATCTCGTCGGTCGACAGGAAGGCCGGGCGGACCTCCTTCTCGAGCGCCCACCGGCCGTTGATCTCGTGGATATTGTGCCCGGACCTCACCAGCGCGTCGACGGCGTCGAGCGCCGCTCCGCGCGACACGCCGGCCGCCGTCGCGAGCTCGTCGAGCGTCATGCCGCCCTTGCGCAGCAGCGACAGCAGGCTCGGCGGCTCCGGCGCGGGCATCGACAGTTCCGGCGCAGGTGGCGCAGGCGGCGCCTTCGCGTAGAGGCTCCAGTCGGGCTCGAGGCCGTAGTGCGCCTTCCACTTGCGCAGGGAATCCACGCGAATCTGGTTGAGGCCAAGCCCAAGCGCCCCGGCGGCCACGGCGAGGGCGCCGCGCTGGCCGTTGGTGGCGATGCCTGGCGGCGGGTGGCCTGCGCGCAGCGCGTCCTCGATCGCGGCGATGCGGCGGCGGACTTCCTGCTCGGAAAGATGCGGAGGCGCCATCACGCGCTCCGGCCGGCGAGGCGGAAGCCGAGGCCGATCGACCCGAGGCAGGCGCGCCCGGAAGGCGAGACAAGCAGGATCGTCCACGACCCGGCCTTGCTGGCGTAGATCTCCATCTTCGCGCCCTCGGACGGCGGCCCGAAGTCGGCCGTCGCGACGAGCCTCTCGCCGTAGTTCTGGGACAGGGTCTCGCGGAAGGCGTCGACGTGGCCGCACAGCGGCCTGTCGTCGGCCGCTGCTGCAACCGGGAAAAGGAGCGCAGCAGCAAGCAGCAACTTTCGCACGAGGGACCTCATCGGAAGGGGATGACGGGGAGCCACTTCACCGCGACGGCCGTGACGGCGCCGGAGAGGCCGCCAACCGCCACGAGGACGCGCCAGCCGCCTCCGGCGGCGTCGAGGGCCGAGCGCACGGCCTTCATGTCGGTCGCCATGTCGTCGAGCGACTTCTTCAAGCTGGCGACCTCGGCCTCGAGCTTGCCGAAGTCGCGAGGGTTGATCTCGGTCACGGCGACGCCGTCCCCGAGAACACGTTGAGGACGACCGTGCCATCCTCGAGCGCCTCGATTTCGTGGAACCGGCCTGCCCGGAAGATGATCGGCGCGTCGTCCGGGCCGCGCTCAAGGCTGCGCTCGTCTGTGCGCGCCACCGCCCTGCCGGCGGCGATGATCGTCAGGTGGTCGACGTCGTGCTGGTGCCGGTCGATCCGTTCGCCGCGCATCAGAGCGTACCGCTGGAACGTGCAGCCGATCCCAGAGAAGACGCGCGTCTGCACCTCACATCTCCTCGACGCCGGTCGCGGGCAGCCCTGGCGGGACCGCCGGAGCGGCCGGGGTTGGCGCGGCCGCGCGCCACGCGGCAACGAACGGCTCGACGATGGCCGGGTTGTTGATCGCGAAGGCCGCGCCGATGCGGACCTCGACGTCGCCGAACTCGCCGTGCCATTGCAGCGCGCGCCAGTTGGCGTCGTGCGGCGGAAGTTCGACGCGGCGCGCCGCGCCGTCGACATAGACGGTGCTGTCGTCGAAAATCACGGTCACGCGCATGAGCCCTTCCTCGCGTCAGGTCTTGATGATCTTGTTCACGACGAGCGTCGGCTGCGTGTTCTGGTGCGCCTGCCCACCCCCAGCATTACTTGTATACAGATCTGAGACTGAGGTGTAATTGGCGGCTCCGGCGATAGAAGCACCTGGTCCACCGCAAACATATCCGGAGCCTACAGTTCCCATGAGGTGGTTGTGGGCTGCAAGTTGGGCCGTCGTCAGCGTGTGCGTCTGCGTGCCTCCAGCGTCGCCAAGGTTGACGCCAGCGATGCCGCTGCCCGCCGTGGTGAGGCGAGACGCCGCCGTGCCGCCCATGTTGTCGCGGCCTGCGGTGGTGCGGCCGCGGAGGTCGGGGACGTTGAACGTCGTGCTGTCGTCGCCCCACCCGTGCGGCGCGTAGATCGCCGTGTGCGTGCCAGACTGCGAGCCGCTGGTGTTGATGGCGGCGCCGCCGCGCGTCGCCGACAACTGGAACGTGTTCGCTGCCGCGCTGACGACGTAGTAGGTCGTGTTCGCCACCAGGCCGGTCGGCAGCGCGCCCGTCGTCTGGAGGCGCACCGGGTCGCCGTTCTGGAGCGGGTGCGAGTTCCACGTCACGACGCCAGGCGTCGCGATCGTGATCGTCACGGTGGACTGCGCCGACAGCGCGGCCCACAGCGTCGCGTAAGTCGACCTTGAGACAGCCGCGCCATCGCACAACAGGTAGCCCGCGGGCGCGCTGTATCCGGCGAAGTCGAGGACCGTGGCCGTGGGGACGCTAGCCGCAGTCTGGTAGCTGGGGTCCGCGCCTGCGCCGTTGGACGTCAGCACCTGGCCAGACGTCCCCTCACGCGCCATCTTCGCCACGCCGACGGCATTGGCGTCGATGTCGCTCGCGCCCACGGTGGCCTTCGTGGCCAGCGCGCCGAGCCCGAGATTGGTCCTCGCGTTGGGCGCCGAAGTCGCCCCCGTGCCGCCGCTCGCCACCGGGATCGGCAGCGAGATCGACGCGGCCGACGCTGCGGCGGCTGCCGCCGAAGCCGACGCGGCCGACGCCGAGGACGACGCCGAAGAGGCCGACCCCGACGCTGCGCTGGCCGAGCCCGAGGCCGCGGAGGCCGAGGCCGCAGCGGCCGTGGCGCTGCCAGCAGCGGCGCCGGCCGAGGCCGAGGCCGTCTGCGACACCGAGCGCACGACGATGTTGTTGGTGCCGACCGCCGGTACGGTCGCGAAGGTGATCTGGTTGGTGGCCGACAGCGTCACCTGCGGCGATGCGCCGACGACGCGCTGGAGCTCGTAGCCGCCGCTGCCGTCGCGCACGAAGACGTCGATCTCGAGGATGTCGGTGAAGTTCTGCGAGAGCGTGAAGACCGTCGTGACGCCGTTGCCCGAGAGCGCCTCGGCGTAGCCGCTGGCAGACAGCGACGTCGGAGAGGCGATGAGCAGCCACTTCGTGGCCGCGAGGTCGGTCGAGAACGTGCCGGCGACGTGGGCCGTGGCGCAGATGTAGGTGGCGCCGAGGTAGACGGCCAGGTCGTTCTGCTCGTAGGCCGTGGCCGTCACCCACAACCCGCGCGGGTTGGGGTCGCCGGCGAGCAGCGAGCGCACGTCGACGGCCAGCGCCTCGGTCGTCACGACGAGGTTCTTGAGCGCCCCGTCAGACCTGCGCACGTCGGCAAGCGCGGCGATGGCCTCGCCGATCGAGGTGGAGACGTCGTTCAGTTCCGCGTCGACCTGCTGGGCTGGCAGGGGCAGCGTCGGGTTGGCGGCCTGGTAGCCCGAGAAATCGTAGCCCTTCACATAGGGGGTCGGGTTGGCCATCAGACCTTCACCTCGCGGATGGTGATCGACGAAAGTTTGACGCCGCCGAACTGGCGGGTGCCGGCCGAGCCGTTCACCGTCACGGTGCCTGCGGCGGCCAGACCGGCGCGCACCTTGAACGTCGTGGCGGCCGTGCCGCCGGCCGTCATGCGGTGGAGCAGCTTGACCTGCTGGTTGTCGCCGGCCGCGGCAAAACGCATCGCAGCGGCGCACAGCGCGTTCGCCGTGGCGTCTTGGAACAGCGCCACGATGATCGTGCCGCCGGCCGTGGAGCCGGTCGCGTTGAGCAGCACCTCGATCTCGAGGACGTCCGTCGCCGACACCGGCGTCACGGCCTGCGTCAGGAACTCCGTGCCCTCGGTGTTCTGCGGGATCGTGTCATCGAGGGGCACCGTCGTCGTGCCCGTGGCGACGGCCCCCGAGGTCGTCCCGACCACCTGCACCACGGCGCCTGCGCCCAGCTTCGCGGCCGTCACGGCGCCATCGGCGATCTTCACCGTGGTCACCGCCGCGTCGTTGATCTTCGCCGTGGTCACGGCCAGCGCATCGATGTCGCTCGTGGCGACGGTCGCGCGCAGCGCCATCGCGCCCAGCCCGAGCGTCGTGCGCATCGCACTCGCGCTCGCGCCCGCGAGTAGCGTGCGCGCGAACGCCGTGAAATCGGCCAGGGCCACCGCCGACGCCCCGGTGAAGTAGGGGACCTTGTCGACCGCAGGCGACAGCGCGGCGATCGCCGCCAGGATCGCGTTCGCAGCCTGCTTCTCGGTGTCGAGCTCGGCCAGCGCAGCCTGCACGTCGGTGGCCGCCAACCCGCCCACGGGCGTCGCGGCGATCGCCGAGGCCGTGTTGCCATCGACGGCCCACAGGAGCCACTTCCCGGCCGCGAGATCCGTCGCAAAGACGCCGCTCGAGGTGTGCGCGACGAGGCAGACATACGCCTTCGTGCCGCTCGTCGTGCTCACCACGTCGCCCACCGCATAGGCCGTGGAACTGGCCCATTCACCCTTGGGCGCGAAGGTGCTGTTGAACGCTGCGCGCGCCTCGCTCGAGAGCGTGTCGGGCGTCACGAGGCCGTTGGCGAGGCGCTTGTCGGCGCGCACCACCGCGCGCACGAAGTCGTTCAGCGCGTTCGCGCTCGCCTCGATGCCGGCGAGGTCCGCATCGACCTGGGCGCCCGGAAACGAGCCGTCGCCAAGCCCGGACGCGAAGCCGGTGTAGCTGTAGCTGACGTCGATCTTGTCGGGATAGGACACGGCCAGACCCCCTGTTGTCTGGCAAAAATACCCGCGCGCGACGAAAACGGCAAGGAAAAGGCCCGCCGCGGGGAGGAGCCCGGAACCCGCGGCGGGCCTTACCGACGCTCGCGGGTCGCCCGGGGAGGGAGGGACGGGCGTGGCGCTGATGCGCCGTAGCGGGTCGGCGAGGGGGATTGTAGCGGGCGTGTCGGGCGCTGCGAAAGCAAAAGCCGCATGTCCAGTTGCATTTTGCGGCCGCAAATTTCTACGGGCGGTTCCAGCGCCGATGCCGCGAGCGATCGGACCGTAGGCCGGGGGTCGGCCGGGCATC